AGATCTCCGTCTCCACGCCGCCCAGACGATGGGATTCGTATGCGTATGGAAGGCACTCTTGATCCATCAAGAGGCACTCGTCGCCCAGACGATGTGTACAACCGTGGGCAAGCACCCGTTGGAATGCCTCTGCCTCCAGCGCCTATGCCTAATGAAGTTTATGGCATCACTGTAGGAGAACGTGTTCCGGGTATGGGTGACGGCCTTCCGTTGCCGCCTCAAATGCCTGACAGGATACAACAGCTTCGAGAGGCGCTTAGGCAGAAGCAATCGCCACGAAAAATTGCGTTAAGTGATGGCGTTCAGCGTAGGGAAATACCCCGTAGGGGCAAAGGCTCATTGGGTGGGATTATTGGACGGCTTCGACAGCAGATGGATCAGCGACGAGAGATTCCTTTGCCTCGCCGGTATGATGAAGAGGTTGACGATTCTAATTTTGAGTTTACGTATGGTAAAGATCGTCTTGGAATGCCGGTGATGAGTGCTTCCCCTCGAAGAAATGTTGACCCCAACCGATTCATAAGCGTCGAAGAATTTGAGCGTGGTGGAGCAAGACCTCAAAAACCAGACATGGAAGAGATTCGCAGACAAATCATGCGCGGAGTTAACGTGCGAGGGATTCGATTCTAATGGCTGAATCTAATGACCTGCTGTCAGCATTAGGCGAATACGGAAGCTCAGCTTCGCCTTACTCGGCGCTGGATCGCTACTTGATGCAGCAGTCGGTTTACGACAGAGACCCAAGAGAAGCGCCAGTAGCGCCCACCATGCGTACTTTGGAGGCTCTTATGCCCTCCACAGAAAATACGATGGCAAGCCAATACGAGCGCGTCATGCAAGAGCAAAGGGACGCAAACGAAGCGGCAGCGGCTTCGCGCCAAACCGAAATAGACAATCTTCGGGATTTGCTGCGTGAAGAGCTATCCACCGCTGAAGATGCGGCTCTTGCTCAAAGGTCGGATTTAACCAAGGCGCTCGAAGGCCAGATTGAAGACATGCGCCGAGGCGTTGATGCAGAGACGTTAGGACTGCGCCAAGCTGGTTTGGATGAGCGAGCTGCACTAGCTCAGCAGATAGAAGAGGGCGATAGGCTGGTGCGTCAGGCTCAGGAAGCTTCCGCAGGCACGTTGCAAGATCGCCTTGCCTCATTATCCACAGACCTTTCCGACATCACTGGCACGATTGACGCAAACTACGCTCGTCTTGACGAGGTTCAAAAAGATGCCGCTGACGCGACTCAGAGCGAAATAGACTCTTTGAACCAGCAGCTTGAAAACCTGTATGCGGACGTGGAGTCTGGCGGCGCAGCTCAATCTGAATCGATACGGGACGAAACAGCCAACCTCATTGCTGGGTTAGAACAGCAAATTGGCGGTCTAGCCGACAATCTTGGTGGACTACCGATTGAGGCGATTCAATCACAACTGGCTTCGGTCAACGATCAAACGGCTCAGTTTCAACAATCTATTGAGTTGGCGACGGGAGAGAGGGCTGATTTATCCTCTCGGATTGACGCATTGCAGTCTTCTGGTTTGACTCAAGATGACTTGAGCGACTTGTCACAAACCATTGCAGGCCAGCGCCAGAGCGAAATATCTTCTGCCTTAGACCCAGTGCAGCAGCAAATTGAGGCTCTGCGAGGACAAATACCTAGCGAGGTTGACACCGAGGCGCTACGCAAACAGATTACTGAAGACGTGATGGCTCAGATGGCAAGCCAACAACCGCCTCCAGCTACAACCACGCCTCCAGCTACAACCACGCCTCCAGTTGGAACAGATCCCTTTATACCTGAAGGCGAAGGCGGTGCTTACGCAGGATTCGGCCCGTCTGGGTCTGAAGCGGCAGGTTACAATCCTTTCTATGGTGGTAAAGATTACATGCAGTATGACCCCGGTGATTACGCTCGATCAGCGACCCCAACATATCAAGAAATCTCGGAATCCTAATGGCTAGTGGAATACCAAAGAACGTAGCGAACCCTTCGCTTTACAAGAAGGCTAAGGCTAAAGCAAAAGCTAAATTCGACGTGTATCCTAGCGCCTACGCTAACGGCTGGATGGTTCAGGAGTACAAGCGCATGGGCGGCAAGTACAAAGGCAAGACGGGTGGCGAAGTCACTCTGAACCCTGAGAAAAGTGACCTTGATAACGACGGCAAACTGAGCCGATACGAGCGCAAGCGTGGCACTGCAATTGCCAAGAGCATGGCAAAGAAAATGAACATGGGCGGAACCGTGATGGTTCAAGGCCGTGGTTGTGGTGCTATCATGCCCAGCAAGCAGAAGAAGACGCGAGTACCTCGTGGCTAAGCCCAGAAGCGGACTTAAAAAATGGTTTGGTAAGGGCAAAGGTGGTAACTGGGTTGACATCTCAGCGCCCAAGGAAGGCGGTGGCTTTGAAAAGTGTGGTCGTAGTAGTACCAGCGATTCTGATCGCGGTTACCCAAAGTGCGTACCCGCAGACAAAGCTGCTAAGATGAGCAAAAAGCAGATTGCTTCAGCGGTTAGCCGCAAGCGGTCAAAAAAACAAGGCGTTGGCGGGAAGCCTACTAACGTCTCAACTTTCGCTAAAAACGGAGGCGAGATTATGAAAAAGGGTTCAAATAAAGCTATAAGCGTAGATGACTATGAGCGCCAGAGTGGATTCAAGAAGAAAAAATTACCACTCGATAACAAGGCTATCAGCGTGGATGACTATGAGAGCCAGACGCCTCGTGGCCTGCCTAAAGCCAAAAGCCCAGCCACAAAAACGGCTACTCCTACGCCGAGCAGAAGAAAAATGACTGGCACAAGGGTCATGAGAAACAAGGGCGGCACTATCAAGAAGCCGAGTGGCATGAATAAAGGCGGCACCATTAAGAAGCCGAGCGGCATGAAAAAAGGTGGCGCAGTAAAAATGAAGAAGCCATCAAGCAAAAACAGTGGCTTGTATGGTCGCTAAATGGCGTACTTACAGAGCAATATCCCGTACTTTAAGTGCTGGGTAAGACGCGAGTACACCCATAACCACGAAAAGTTTCATGGCGAGTTCATACACGCTATGGCTATCGCGGTTACGACAATGCCGACACGGTGCTTGAGCTTCCAAGTTATTTTTACGGGAGCCGAGTGTGATGAAGACGAGCCTAATGTCCACGGCGGAGCTATGTGGGCAAGGATGCCCATTACGGCTCTGGCAGCGGACGCCGACTACGAGGGTTGGCCTGATCCGATGCCTGTTTGGGCAGCGCAGCCGTGGGATTGCTCGTCATACCACCACTCGGTTTATGTGCTAGATCGTTGCACTCCATGCCCTTGGATCGCCAAAATAGACGGTGAATTTTATCCGGCAAAATACTTATTCACTGTTGATTATGCCGAAAATGAGATAGCCGACGATCCTGCTCAGCATAAGCAAAGCCATGTTATGCAATTACTTGATGCTGGTGATTGGACGGGCAACATCGTGGCCCTACCCAACAACCGAGTTAGAGTCACGCACCCTGCATGGTTCTCAGTGGGCGAGGGCGCACCAGACTTCCGCCCGAGTCAACATATCCATTACAGCAAGAGTGATTTGGACTACACTCTCGACGTGAACAAAGTGTTCGATAACCTCTACGCACCAGAGAAGAAAGATGGCCGTAAGCGGAAGTAAAGATTTCGAGTTAGACGTAGCAGACTACGTTGAAGAAGCTTTTGAGCGTTGCGGCTTAGAGCTTCGCACGGGCTATGACCTAAAGACGGCCAATCGATCCCTTAACCTGATGCTCGCTGAGTGGGCAAACCGTGGTTTGAATCAGTGGACGATCAACCAAAAGACGTTGCCGATGGTCAAAGACACGACCTCTTACACAATTGACACGACCAACCCAACCGCAACAATCGACGTGCTTGATGTCTTCATCAGGGAGACAATGGGCGGAGTGTCAACGGACGTTCCTTTGACCCGCATGTCTCGGTCTGAGTATGCGAACCTGTCAACCAAGACCAGCACTGGCAAGCCTAATCAGTATTTCGTAGACAAGCAGATCAACCCAAGCATCACGGTTTGGCCTGCACCAGATCAGACATCTAAGTACGATTTGTACCTGAACGTGCTTAGCCGAATGGATGACGCAGACGCTGGAGCAAACACACTGCAAGTACCGTTTCGGTTTTACCCCTGCTTGGCGGCTGGTCTTGCGTACTACATAGCTTTGAAGAGAGCACCTGAAAAGGTTGCTATGCTCAAGCAGCTTTACGAAGAAGAGTTTGAAAGGGCGTTGAGCCAAGACCAAGACAGAGTGTCGTTCAGGGTTGCCCCTGATCTACGCGGGTACAACTTAGGCTAATGGCTTACGCCTCCAACAAACGAGCCTACGGCATCTGTGACATCACAGGCTTTCGCTATCGTCTGCGTGACATGAAAATGACGTGGGATGGCTTGTTGGTAGGCCCAGACCAGTGGTCGCCAAAGCATCCGCAGCTCATGCCTCGGCCAACGCCCATTGATCCGCAGGCATTGCAGATCACTCGACCAGATCAAGCGGCCAACGGTAACGACAACAATTTCTTTACCGTATACACCAATGTTGGAAATGGTAAATTGGGCACAACTTTGCAAACTTTTGGAATAACCTGTAGTGTTGGCACTGTGGAGGTAACAACGTCATGAGCTTCACACTAGCAACGCTAAAATCGACTGTGCAAGATTACTTGCAGGTCAATGAGACTACGTTCAACAACAACCTGAACACGTTTATCAAAGAGGCTGAGAGCCGAATCTTTAAGATGGTTCAGCTACCAGAGCAAAGAAAGAACGTGCAAGGTGCGTTGTCAACAAGCAACCGTTTCTTGGCTACGCCAAGCGACTACTTTGCTCCGTTTTCATTGGCGGTTATTGATAGCAACAACAAGTACCATTATCTGGATTTCAAGCATCCGTCATTCATTAAGGAATACAGCCCAACCACGACAACGACTGGAAGGCCAAAGTATTACTCATTGTTTGACCAAACAGCCTTTGAGCTGTCGCCTGTACCAGATTCTGGTTATACGGTAGAGCTGCATTACCTGTACAAACCAGCGTCTTTGACGGTTGGTGGCGACTCAGGCACTACAGTTCTATCAACGGATCACCCTGATCCCTTGCTTTACGGCACCTTGGTAGAGGCTGCTGTGTTCCTAAAAGAAGCTCCTGACGTGATAGCCAACTTCGAGGCTCGGTTCAAGGAAGGCGTCTCTCGGATGAAGAATCTGAGCGAAGGCCGTGGAACCCGAGACGAGTATCGATATGACTTATTGCGTACAGGGGTAACCTAATTGGAACCAATCAAAGAACTTGAAGGCAAGAAAATAGCAATTATCGGTCTGGGAGCCTCCCAGATCGACTATGTAATCGGAAAAGAGAACAGCGTCGAATGGGACGAGGTTTGGGTAATCAACTCAGCCTTGTCGGTTTTCGACTGTGATCGCGTGTTCATGCTCGATCCCGCCAGTCGGTTTTTAGATACCGACGATGCAGGCAATCAAACCGAGGTGATGCGTAAGCTACTGCCCACGTTTGACAAGCCTATCTATACTTGCGAATTGGATGAGCGCGTACCTGCGTTGGTTGAATACCCGCTTGAAGAGGTTATCAAAGACCAACGCTGCGCTTACATGAATACCACTGTGGCTTATGCCCTAGCCTTTGCCGCGTGGAACAAGGTGGGTGAAATCGACTTGTTTGGCATGGACTTCAGCTATAAAAACAATCTGCATTTTGCAGAGGCTGGCAGAGCCTGCCTTGAGTTCTGGATTTGCAAGATGATTGCTATTGGGATCAAGGTTGGTGTAAGCCCAAGATCGTCCCTACTCGATCAGAACGTAGACCTTCAGGACAGGCTGTACGGCTACCATCGCTTGCCGAATCCAAAGGTGGCAATGCCAAACCCAGAGGGTGAATGGGTGGTCTGCAATCGCTCAGAGCTGGCGCAGATGGTTAAAAAGCATAATTTAGAGACGGTAGAACTGCCGTCATCGCCAGAACCGTATAAGGGGTAGCTATGTCACGGGGTGTTTTTCAAGTCGGTCAGGTTATGGTTTCAACCACTGAAAACCGTGGTCATGAAGCAGAATTTTGGGCGCAAGAGACTACTAGGAAGATTTTGGGGATATCAGAAGAAGCTGAGCCGCATATTCGTTTGCAAGCGGAGGCTTTCCGCAACCAAGTTTATACTCTAATATTGATGGGGATGAAGAACGCTATTGCTTCTGACCGAGTTACGATTCGTGGTTTACTTGCGTCTCAGGGGCATGAAGACATGGCAAAAATAATCAAGGAGATTTGATATGGCCATCACTTCCGCAATTCCCACTAGCTTCAAGCAGGAGCTTTTGGTCGGAACTCATAACTTTACCGCTTCAAGCGGCAACGCTTTTAAGCTTGCGCTTTACACGTCTAGTGCGACCTTGGGCGCTGCTACGACTGCATTCACAACCACAGGTCAAGCCAGTGGAACCAACTACACGTCTGGCGGCAATACGCTTACGTCGGTGACACCAACAACTTCTGGCACGACTGCGGTATGCGACTTTGCTGACCTGACATTTGGCACAGCCACTGTCACGGCGCGTGGGTGCATGATCTACAACGACACACAGTCGGATAAAGCCTGTGCAGTGATCGATTTTGGTGGTGATAAAACCAGCACGGCTGGCGATTTCACCATTGTATTTCCTAGCCCAACGGCTACCGGCGCGATTATTCGGTTGGCGTAATGGCTTATGCCACTACAAACACTAGATTTTCAACCGGGCATCGACAAGGAAGGCACCGACTACTCGGCTAAAGGCGGCTGGGTAGACGGTAACCTCGTAAGATTCAGAAAGGGTCGTGTCGAAAAGGTAGGTGGCTGGCAAAAGCTCGGCGCAAGCAACTACCTTGGCACTGGTCGTGCTCTACATGCTTGGATAAGCCTTGGCGGGGTTCGATACCTTGGTGTCGGTTCTACGTTCAAGTATTACATCGAAGAGGGCGGCACCTATTACGACATAACACCTATAAGGGCGACCACGTCTGCTGGTGATGTCACTTTCGGCGCAACCAATGGTTCTTCAACGATTACAGTCACCGATACCTCGCACGGCGCGGTAAATGGGGACTTTGTGACGTTCAGCGGAGCGGCTTCCCTTGGCGGGCTGATAACCGCAGACGTTTTGAACCAAGAATATCAAATCGACCTTGTCACCTCGGTCAACGCTTACACAATAACCGCCAAAGACACGTCTGGCGCAACGGTTACGGCCAACGCATCAGACAGTGGAAATGGCGGTTCCAGCGTGGTCGGTGCTTACCAAATCAACACTGGACTAGACACTTTTCTGAAATCGACTGGTTGGGGATTGAATACATGGGGTTTTGGCGGCTTTGGCTCTGCATCACCGATCAGCGCAATAAACCAGCTTCGCTTGTGGACGCACGACAACTACGGCGAAAACCTGATTATTAATCCTCGCGGCGCAGGCATATATCGCTGGGTTGAAAACAACGGAACCAGCGTCAGGGCGCTTGAGCTTTCTGGTGTTACTGGCGCCAACTTAGTGCCAACTGTGGCGCTTCAGGTCATCACTTCAGAGACTGACCGCCATTTGGTGGTTCTTGGCGCAGATCCGATATCAGGTAGCAGCAGGACTGGCGTAATTGACCCCATGTTGGTGGCGTTTTCCGATCAAGAAAATGAGTTGGACTTTGAGCCTACAGCCACGAATACGGCGGGTTCTTTGAGATTATCTTCTGGTTCATTCATCGTTGGGGGGATCAAGTCTCGTCAAGAAATCTTGATATTCACCGACACCAGCCTGTACAGCATGAGCTTTATCGGGCCTCCACTCACCTTTGCGATCAACTTGATCAACGAAGGTTCTGGGCTACTTTCCCCCAAGGCGGCTGTGAATGCGCCAAACGGCGTGTTTTATGCCAGCAAAACTGGCTTTTACTTCTACAGCGGCTCGGTTAAGCGCCTGCCTTGCACGGTGCAAGAGTACGTTTTTGAAGACATAGACCTAGACCAAGCGTTCAAGTGTCACATGGGCAGTAACACTGAGTTCAGCGAGATATGGTTCTTTTATCCGAGCATCGAAGACGGCACTGGCGAGATTAGCCGATACGTCATCTACAACTACGAAGAAAACCATTGGTCTGTGGGTAGCTTGGCGCGTTACGCATGGCTTGATGCAGGCATCGAGGATCTGCCTTACGCCACAGCAACCACAAGCTCTCAGCAGTGCGTGTTTGAGCACGAAACTGGCTTTGACGATTATGAAGACGCTATGACTGGCGTTTTCATCGAGAGCGCCGACTTGGATATCTCATCTGGCGATTCGTTTACCTTTGTTAAGCAAATTATTCCAGACATGAAGTTTGTCACTGAGACAGGTGTGAGCGTAGATCCTGCTATGAACATTGTGCTCAAAAGCAGAGATTACCCCGGCCAGAGCTTAACAACCGACTCCACAACTCAAGTCACACCGACAACCACATTCAGCAATGTGCGGACTAGGGCGCGTCAGGTAGCTTTTCGGTTTGAGAGTGACGATGACAACACGGCTACTGAGCAGAAGGGATATAAGTGGAGGCTTGGTTCTACCCGAATCGACATCCAGCCTAGCGGCAGACGTGCATGAGCAGGCTGCTTCAGACCCAATTGCCCTTTTCTCAGGGCGATTCTGTCAGCTCAGACACGTTTAATCGGCTGGTTCGTATCCTAGAATTAAACCTTGGGGCGGTGGATTACACGATTTCTCCGCATTTTAATGCCACCCAGATAAGCGAGCTTCAGTTTGCAACGGGTAGTATAATCTTCAATACTACAAACCAAATACATCAAGCGTTTGACGGCACTGTGTTCAGAGACCTGTACGGCCATCAAACTTACCCAACGGGACTGGCGATCACCGCTGGCGTTGGGGCTGTAACCGTGAGTACACCGTAATGGATGCAATGCTACAGAGTCGAATTCAAAACCTGATTGGCGCTGATATGCCGATAGGCGTTGAGCAATACGCAGAGGGCGGTGAGGTTGATACTCCCGGCCCCCTTACTGGTCTTGAGACGGACTTGCTAGAAGGCGCTGTTGAAGGGCTTGATGAATCGGAAAGCATGGGGATGGGAATCCCTGACATGTCAGGCTCTGGGAACCCAAACCAAGACTTAGAAAATACGATTAACGAGCTGATGATGGCTCGTGGGGAAGCCGAAGATGAAGGCGAAATAGCGTACATCGACGGCTTGATAAATGCTGCCGAAGTTGGCACTAACGCTCCTATGGCAGACCTTGCTGTTCAGCTTTCTCAAGCTGGTCGGGGTGGCGATGTCACGTTGGCGCACCTTCGCAACGGCGAAATCGTTTTGCCGCCTGAGTCAATGGAAGATCCAGAGTTTGAGGCTGCTGTCGAAAAGCGTTTGATGGAAATAGACGTAGACCCGCAGGCGACTGTTGTTGGCGCGGGTATCGCAAGTCTCAACCCAATTACGGGGCTAGAAGAGTTCGGTTGGCTCAAAAAGACGTGGAAAAGCGTCAAGAAGGTTGCAAAGAAGGTAATCAAGCCGCTGGCATCAGTGGCCCAGTTCATACCCGGCCCTTGGCAACCGATAG